GCTTCTTCGAAGGGCCGAGGTAGTAGAAGGTAAACGGGTTCAACTCCCGGCCGCCCGGAAGGACGGAAGCAAACAGGTTGCTAAACTGGACTAGTATCCCAAGTGACGAATCTTGACCCTGCCGGCTCTATTACAAGGGAAAATGGTAGCGATATGAGGGACGCTACGACTTACAAATTCAACAGACCCCCGCTTTGTCAGATTGTGCGGTGAACAATCTGACACTTACTAAGTAATTGTATTAGTAAAAGATTTAAGGTGTAATAGTGTTTCGCAAGAATTCGGAGAATGCCGGAAGCGTTCGATGAAGGGGGTTATAAACTTCAACACTGATTGACGGATAGAGTGAGCAGGGTTTACAGTCCGGGAGCATCACAGTTAATCATACATTCCATGTTAGGCGAGACTAAAAGAGCGGAACTGTAAGTGCCGGGTCGCCTCGGGTTATACCAAACCAAAACTCTGTGAATCTTTTACTAATATCTTTATGCGGGTATGATGTAATGGTAACCTGAAACCTTGCCAAGGTTTATTCGCGAGTTCGATTCTCGCTACCCGCTCCAAACAATCAACTCCCCATGCTTATCATAGATAGCACACTTTGGGGAGTTTTCTTTTATGCCCTACTGGACAAATTGGTAAAGTCATCTCTCTCAAAAGGAGAAGTTCTCCCTGTTCGAATCAGGGGTAGGGTACCACAAACAATGCCAGCGAGACTTGGAAGTCAGAGAGGTCTTATAAGCCTTTTAGCGCCAGATTAGCGTTCTTGAGAGGGTTCGATCCCCTCCGCTGGTACCAAAATATATTTTGTCAGTTTTGCCAAAATGCATAGACATTGTATTGTAACTGTACTATAATAGACACATACTAAGAAACATATTGTTTCCTAGGATGGATACAGCAACTTTTACTATAACTGAACTGCCGTAATAATCGTCGAAAGACGTTAAAGGGCTAGTGCTAGTAGAATACTAGATAGTGCTTGTCGAACGCAAGATAGTAGTCGGTATAGAAAAATCCGAATAGACTAGTGGGACTTGAACCGATATACTGGGGATAGGGGCTAGTCGATAAACTTTCACTGTCCCGTCCATCCTGTTAAATTTAGAATGTTAACAGCAACTTTTAATTTCAATCCATAATCTGAAACCAAAATACATTCTGTAAAGGAAATATCATGAACGCATTTGTTCAAGCAGTAGCAAACCAAGAAGCTCGTACCTCTAATGGTATGAAGGCTCGTAAGTCAACAGCCAAGGCTACAGTTGACTTGTTCTATAACATCGGCGCAAGCCGTGGTAAGGACATTACAGGCGACTTTACAGCCGCTTATGTAGAAAATTCCGATGTAGCACTGCGTATCGCACTATGGGCACGTGATGTCCGCGGTGGTGCAGGTGAACGTCAATTGTTCCGCGATATTCTAGTACATCTAGAAAAGCGTGACCCAGACGCCGCTTTGGCTCTTCTAAAGAAGATTCCAGAAGTTGGTCGTTGGGATGACATCTTTGTCTTCTCAAACCCAGTTCTAAAGTCAGCCGCTTACACTATGCTTGGCGATGCCTTGCGTGAAAAGAACGGCTTGGCTGCAAAGTGGACTCCTCGTAAGGGTCAAATTGCCGCTGAAGTTCGTGCCTTCTTTGGCATGACTCCAAAGCAATACCGTAAGAGTCTTGTGGCTCTTACAAAGGTTGTTGAAACCCAAATGTGTGCAGGAGATTGGGACAACATCAACTTCAGTCATGTTCCTTCTGTAGCTTCTCGAATCTATAAGAAGGCATTCAACCGTCACAGCCCAGCGTTCGCTGAGTATGTTGCCAAGTTAGTAAGTGGTGATAAGACTGTTAAGGTTAACGCCTCTGCAATCTTTCCACATGATGTGTTGAAGGGTGTGATTGGTAGCTACCGTGCAAATTTTGACAAGACAGAAACAGACCATGTGATCGCACAATGGGATGCCTTGCCAAACTACGTTGGAGATGCTAGCATCATGCCAATCGTAGACGTTTCAGGTTCTATGTCTTGCCCAGCAGGAAAGAACACTGGCGTAACTTGCATGGACGTTTCGATCAGCTTGGGCTTGTACCTAGCAGACAAGAACAAGGGTGTGTTCAAGGATACATTCTTGACTTTCTCAGACAAGCCAGAACTTGTTACTCTAAAGGGTAACATCGTTCAAAAGGTTGATCAAATGTCTAAGAGTAACTGGGACATGAGCACTAACCTACATGCGGCTATGAACAAGATTCTAGACGTTGCAGTTAATAACTCAGTTCCACAAAGTGACATGCCAGCCATGTTGCTAATCTTGTCAGACATGCAATTCAACCAATGCGCCCGTTACGACGACAGCGCAATGCAAATGATTGAACGCAAGTTCGCAGATGCAGGTTACACTGTGCCACAGATTGTTTTCTGGAACCTAAACAGTTCAGACAACGTACCTGTTAAGGCAGACAAGAGTGGTGCCGCTTTGGTAAGTGGATTTAGTCCATCAATCATGACTAGCTTGCTAGCCGCTGATTTGGATCAATTCACTCCAGAAGGCATCATGCTTAAGACTGTAATGAGTGATCGTTACAAGTTGTAATCAGTTTAGTTGGGTGTACTGTACAAACACCCACACCAATTTCTAAGCCCTGACTAGTTCAGGGTTTTTCTTTGCTCTTGTAGTTAAATGGCATAACACAGTCTTGGTAAGACTGTATTTCAAGTTCGATTCTTGACTTGAGCACCAAGAGATAGTATAATAAGGTTAACTGGCGTTCGTTCAATGGATAGGACAGCATTCTTCTAAAGTGCGAATAGAGGTTCGATTCCTCTACGCCGGACCAAATATGGGCCATTAGCTCAAAGGATAGAGTCCTAGTCTTCGAAACTAGTTGTTGCAGGTTCGAGTCCTGTGTGGCCCGCCATTTAGTGGTTGACAAAAGCAAGGTAAGGCTATATAATATACACATGTTAAGAAATTAACACATGTTCTTTTACAATTTAAATTTAGTATGCTCGGTTCGTCTATCGGTCTAGGACACCAGCCTTTCACGTTGGTAAGATGGGTTCGATTCCCATACCGAGCGCCATATAAATGCTTTCTGAATAGCTACACTGGAACAACACTGAACTCACTCATTCTGCAGAACGGTGAGAGGTGCCAGGAAGAGTAGGGCTATCGTGGATTCAAGCGCCACAGAGAGCACCTATATGGTAAAGAATTATGCCCTGATGGTGGAATTGGTAGACACGCTGGTCTTAGAAGCCAGTGCGCAAGCGTGAGAGTTCGAGTCTCTCTTGGGGCACCAAGTTATCGCGGATTAGAGAAGAGGTATCTCAGGAGTCTCATAAGCTCCAGTCGGTGGTTCGAGTCCATCATCCGCAACCAAATTTAGGAAAGTATGAATAGTTCTGGAGGGCCAAACCGACTGGTGACGGTAACGGTCTTGAAAACCGCCGAGTGTTAATAGCGCCTTTAGAGTTCGACTCTCTAGCCCTCCGCCAAATTAGGAAAAGGTGAATCTCACCGTTTCCGCCAGTTTTAGGATACTAACAGTAATTTTATTTCACTGCAAATGAAGAAAAATGTATCCTGTTTTAGTTAATGTCTCCCTAGTGTAATGGCAGCATACCAGTCTCCAAAACTGTTGGTCGGGGTTCAAATCCCTGGGGGGATGCCAAGTTTAAGGAATACATGAATACCTTTAGAACATTAAAAATGCATGGTTTTAAAAGTGCCGATGCTGATTACATTGTTGTAATAAATGGAAAGGTAATAGACAACAGTACTGATGAACTATTTTCATTTATAACCAGTACAACAGTTCATGGTAGTTATAGTATTTCAATCAGTGTTAATACCGGTTTTATTATTATGACACACTGTACTGCTACGTATCCCGCAATTTTTAATGATGTAAATGGAACAGCAACTATGATTCAACCTATCGCTGAACCAGTCGCTGTAATAAAAAATGGAGAACTGAAAACAGTTCCTTTTGAAATTACTATTAATGCAGATGAAAATTTTTCTTATGAGCATTTGTTGTTTAATGGACCAACTAGATTAATAATCTCTACAGAGGGAAAGGAATTATTTCCAGGAGTAGATATTGATGTAGGAAATTTTATCGATGATCAAATTTTAGATGGTATTTTAGATATTCAAGCAGTATATGAATATCAAAATAAACCTAATGATTGTATGTCCAAAGATGATTTAAAACAACTAAAAGAAATAGTATTAAAAAATGCGACTGTGATGTAATAGGTAGCCATAGCAGACTTAAAATCTGCCGACGAAAGTCGTGCCGGTTCGATTCCGGCCAGTCGCACCAACAACAAAGGAGAGCTGTATGTCAACACCAAAAGAAACTCTAGACAAGGCATACGGTAATATGCCAAAAGAAGTAGGTTACTCGTTTGATTTTGATTTTGTGCCAGGATGGAGAGGCATAAAATATTACTGGTATAAATTAATACGTAAGGTAACAAGATAAGAATAATGGTGAGCTGGCCGAGTTGGTCGAAGGCACCTTCCTGCTAAGAAGGCATACGGGCCAAAACCTGTATCAAGAGTTCGAATCTCTTGCTCACCGCCAAATTAAGGGTAATAGTTAGATGATGAATTTTGAATCTGTTTTAGCGTTTGGCGATAGCACACCCTCAGGGTGTGAACTAGCTGTAGGCTTAGAAGATTTTAGATCCAGAGAATACATGACTGGAAAGATTTCAATTTGGGACGTAGATGCTCCGGGAAAACTGCTAGCGTACCCACAAATTGTAGCAGATCACTTTGGTGTTCCTTGTTACAACTATGCGATGACTGGTGGAAGTAATAATCGAAGTTTAAGATTACTAACACAAGCAGTACAAGATCATCCAAATAGTTTAGTATTATTTGGTTATGGTCCTACTAACAGAACTGAATTTTATCATCCCGAAGGCGGACTAGGTTGCGACCAAGACAATTTTTTTCAAACAGGTCCTAATAACTATGACTTGCATATAAACAGAAAATATTTAGAAATTGTGCGCCCTTATAATAATCTTAAAGAAATAATGTTTTGCGTTGATTCTATATGCAAATTGTATGCAACAAATTTTGTTCATATACCATTATTCACTGTTGATAATTTTGACGAAGTTCCTGATATAGATAATTCAATTGATTGGGGTAATCCTAGAAAAAATGCCGAAGTATGGTGTATTGAAAATAAATTTTCAAAACATACTTTTCATTACGGAATAGATTTTCACAAAGCATTAGCTGAACTAATTATTCAGCATTTAATAAAAAAGGAAAAATATGTTAAAACCAGGTAAGACGTTTAATTTAAGTAAAACAAGTAAGCGTATCTTAGCACAGTTCACAGATTCGCATGCTCGTGGACAGTGGAAACGCATGATGATCGATGCCGAGCTATCAGCGGCAATAGTCATAAAGACTCCGAAGAATGAAGGCCAACGTAGACCTACCGGTCCTGCAGGTACTACCGGAAGTCACGCTTACACTACGACAGGCGAATAAGTAATATCTGTTCCCCAATAGCTCAGTAAAGATTATTCCCCAATAGCACAGTTGGTAGTTGCGAGGCACTGTTAATGCCTATGTCGGTGGTTCGAGCCCATCTTGGGGAGCCAATTTAGCTCACTCTGTATAAATACATTATATGTACGGAGTGAGCTATGTTATCAAAACAGAGAGTAGAGGAAGCATTACAGAAACATTGGAATATTAAACCAGCATCGGAAGAGTTAGGAATTGGATATAGCACTTTAAGAAAATATATTAAAGAATACGGTATTCAACACAACAGTCGAAAAAAAGAAGGCGGTCCTACATTTGATAGAAATGCGTGGCAATCAAAAGCAGTAACTAGGGCAAGGCAAAATAAAAAGCTAAAAGCACTAGATTATAGAGGCGGAATGAAATGCACACGTTGCGGGTTTGATGAACCAATACCGGACTGTTATGCGTTTCATCATAGAGATCCAGCTGAAAAAGATATCAACTGGGGAAGAATGAAACAAAATAATTGGTCTATTGATAGAATCAAAGACGAATTAGATAAATGCGATGTATTATGCCATAACTGTCATAGTATAGTGCATTATTTAGAACGTCAGTAGTACATGGGGGTATAGCTCATCTGGTAGAGCAGGTGCTTTGCAAGCATCAGGTGGCGGGTTCGAGTCCTGTTGCCTCCACCAAGTGATAGTAGGAGAATGATATGGCAGGAAAAGGAAGTAAAGCAAGACCATTTAGTGTTCCTAAAGAAGTATTCGATAATAGATGGGACATGATTTTTAAGAAAAAGGAAAATTCAGATGTCAGCAAAGAGCAACAAATCAAATCCGATGATGACAAAGACAGGAAAGACACGTCTGGGACCACTGAGCCTAAATCAACTAAACGAAATGCTTGAGAAATCAAGTCGCCCAAAAGACAAGGCTAAGATTCTAAATCGTGTTAAAATTTTAAAGAAGATTCTACATGTAGGTAAGTATAAAGTTGTAGAAACATTTAAGTAATTAATTGCCCCTTTAGCTCATCTGGTAGAGCAATGGTTTTGTAAACCATAGGTGGTCTGTTCGAGTCGGACAAGGGGCACCAAGTTTAAACATATTAGAATCTGTAAAAAGATCAGGTTTGGTATCCCAGTCACTGTGATAGGCATAGCCCACATACTCAATACACCATAATATGTTTATTAGTTTCCCGGAACTACTGGCCGTAACCTAAGTAGCGTAATTACAGTAACGAGAACTGTACGGTGCATTGGATCTACCGCAAGGCTCTCTCTAGGAGCGACTTGAGAAATCACAAAGGCAGAGCACCAACTGTCTAAATGGAAAAATGCAGTACGGATACTAAGCCTAGTCTAGGGCATTCGGGAGAGTGTAACTAGACACTTTAATCAAATACATTTAACTTACATCTAGTGTAAGTAGTAAGGACAGGGCACCATCGTTTTAGAAAAAGCCATAAGTGTATTTGATTAAAGTGCGGGACTAGTTTAATGGTAAAACAGCAGATTTCCAATCTTCGGTTAGGAGTTCGATTCTCCTGTCCCGCTCCATTAATAGGAGTGTTATGAACCCAAATTTTCGGCAAATTGCATTAGAAGATAATGCCACAATACCAGTAATGGCTGGTAATTTATCACCTAAGGTATTAGCTGATTTAAAAACAGCTCTTCTAAAAATAAAAAGTAATAGGCCAGTAAGTCATAACAAATACCTAGCCGGTGCTATCAAAGAAGAATACACTGTAGATCCAACTTTAGTTCCTGAGGTATTATACTTTTTAGATGACATGTATGGTGCATACATAGATCACTTTAAAAACATTTCTGGTACAGAAAAACATGTTGACTTTGGTACAGACGATCAAGTAGAGATTGGCAAGCTGTGGGTCAACTTTCAAAAAAAATACGAGTTTAATCCTATACATCATCACGATGGCATAGTTAGTTTTGTTATATGGGCACAAGTTCCATACGACATAAAGAAAGAACAAAAATTATACAACAACGGTACAGTTAATGTAACGTCCTGCTTTCAATTTGTTTATCCAGGAACAACTCACGATATTGCAATGAAATCGTTTCCTGTAGAAAAAGCATGGGAAGGAACTGTATTGATGTTTCCAGCTAGTCTAAATCATTGTGTGTATCCATTTTATACTAGCGACGGATACCGTATTAGTGTATCCGGAAATATATCATCACCCGATACTGAAATTTAATTTAAAAGAGGAATTATAAATGAAAGCAAGTCATATTTTAGTAAGCACAAAAGAACAAGCTGATGCGATCTTAGCAGAAGCTAATCCTTTGAATTTTGGATCTTTAGCACAGCAACACAGCTCATGCCCTAGTAAGGCACGTGGCGGAGATCTAGGCGAGTTTGGTCCAGGAATGATGGTCAAGCCGTTTGAAGATGCTACGCTAGCGACTCCAATTGGAGAGATTAGCCGACCAGTGCAGACACAATTTGGATTTCATTTGATTCACCGTACTGGATGATAGTAGATTCTAACGATCTTTGCCGTAAGTATGATTACAGTAGTTTAATTACTGCCGCAGACAACGACACAGCTATAAGCACTATCAGGAGCATCATTGATAGCGGCAACTACTTTAAGAATAGTCCACCTTTCCAAACACAGGAAAATTTGTTTGCTAGACCAGAAGCTATTTGGTTAAAATATCGAATGACATTTTTAACTAGCGTATTCTTATATTTAGGGCATGAAGCCCGTGTTAGTAATATGATGGCATGGTCATTTATGACAAACTTAAGAACTGTAGAAGATCGAGACAAATATTGGCATCATCATGACAAACACTCTGGACAAGGTTTGAGTGGAATCATGTACTTGCATATTCCAGATGATGTCAAAGACTTTGATACATGCGGAACCGAAATGGCGCCAAATGGACCAGAATCTGATGGGAAATTTTACATTCGTCCAAGTTACTTTACATGGACGATATATCCTAGTAAAATATGGCATAGACCGGGTATTGTGCAAAGTAGCCAATATCGGTTTATATTGGCGGCAGATATAGATTACAACTGACGCGGATTAGAGAAGAGGTATCTCAGGAGTCTCATAAGCTCCAGTCGGTGGTTCGAGTCCATCATCCGCAACCATACAATTAAAGGAAAGTTATGAATAAGGTCAATAGTCGTTCATTAGAAATTGATACAGAAATGTGCGTTGCAAACGCAGGCGGCAATCGATATGAACTAGTAGTGATGGCCAGTGCCCGTGCTAGAGAAGTACGTAGACAGCATAAGTCTAGTGAAAAGTTTGAGCATTTACATACAACCATAACGGCCTTAAAAGAATTCCAAGACGGCAAGTACGACAAGGAATATCTTAAACGAGTCAAATGAAAACCCTTACATTAAGTTCTGGAAAACAAATACACATTTTTGATGATTTGTTTACACTAACACAGCGTCGCTGGTTTAAGGACTTTGCCCAGGATTGTTATCTCCGTCCTGAAGGTCGTAGTACCACAGCTTGGGAACACCCTGATAGATTTTTATTAGCAAGATTTGGTCCAAAAGATTTAGAAAATTTTAAACTTTTTGATACAGATGAAATAGAGCCAGTTTTCAAAATGATTGGCTCTAGAAGAATAGATAGAGCGTGGTTATTATTTTCAGACCTATCAACAAAGATCTACTATCATACCGATGTTAATCTCGAAACAGATTCAGCATACAGTATGTTATACTATGTTAATTTAGAATGGAAAGATTATTGGGGTGGCGAAACTATTTTTGCAGATGAAAATGGGGAAGCCGAAATTTGTATAAGTTACAAACCTGGACGACTAGTATTGTTTGACAGCAGTATAAACCATAAAGCGGCTTGTATAAGTTCGGATGCACCATTTCGATACACATTTAATTGTGTTTTTAAATAACATGCAACGGTGGCAGAGAGGTCCAATGCAACGGATTGCAAATCCGTAAAACCGGGGGTTCAAATCCCTCCCGTTGCTCCAATAATTCAATTGACAACTGCACTTTTTGACTGTATAATACTAAGTATATTAATTAACGAGCGACAGGAGTACCTATGAGAGAATACGAAAGCATTCAAGGCGATAATCTTGAAGAAAGCGATATGGCCCAACTATTGTCAGTAACTGCCAGTGCCGATGCTGTGGCAAAACTACGGGCCGCGATTCCAAGAGGTCCGAGTCTAAGCCATTGCAACGAATGTGGAGAGGAAATTCCACTAGCTCGCCAACAAGCTGTCAGCGGTTGTACTATGTGCATTGATTGCCAAACTTACTCAGAAAGACGTAAGTAATTCAATAATATTAAAAAATATTAGATTACATACTAAATATTTTTATGAAAAAATATCCTAATCTAGTTGATTCAATTAAAAACGTAGTTAAAAATTCGCCAGCACGATGCGGTAGAGTGTATTTTGATTGTGTAATAACCAAAGTAGACGATACAATTAAGGTAAAATTTTTACCTACAACTGAGTATTTTGAAATTGATGATAGAAAAGACGACGAGGGGATATTAGATAAGCCCTTTTCTTTTTACGAAAGTCATCATCATACTGGAATCGCTATAGGGTCGTTAGAATGTTTTTTTCAAAATAACAATATACCCTATACTATAGATGAATCTAATTCGCCGACATACTTTGAGGTATTAGTAAATGTATAATCTTGAACTAAATCATACTTTATCACATGCTAATCGATCATTTGATATCGACACTCCTGTAGATGCTGAAACAATAGCATATCTAAGTAACATGATAGATGAATTTCTAAATGTAAATCCAATTGCACATAAAAGTATAATCGAAGACAAAGAAATTATTAAAAAACTTTATTATGTTAGCATCTGGAATAGAGATGGCGAATATAACGGTGAATACAAACTTCCATCTTTTTGGGCACCATTAATTATTGTCCTTCCTCCGATAGATCGTACAGACGGTAAAGCATTAATTAATCTAGGAAGATTTTATTCAAAATTAGGTATGGAGGTTTTGAAAAGAGGATATGCCCTCGCATTTCAAAATAGCCTAGACTATCATGATCCTCGGGTGCGAGAATTGCAAGATTACCTGCATATCGATTACGATAAATTTGCAGAACTTAAAAATGATGACGACTTTCCTGTAAGGACGTTTATTTGTATAGGGAATAGACTAGTTCCAAATAGTGCTCATAATTGGGATTGGACTAGGGCCACATTATTTGAATCTTGTCCAAAACTTGATGTTAATTTTGTTAAGGATTATACATGATAGAATTGAAGACAATAAGTGTAAGACGTTTAGATAAAGCAGTAGTGCATCAGTTTTTTAATGCTGACCTAGGAATAAAAGAGCATATCCAAAAGAATTTTCAAGATAATGGCAAATTAGTCAGTATGTCAACTAGCATAAGCCAAGACTATTCAACTGAAACTAAAACACTAGTTTTCAAAACTCGAGAGAATTATTTTGAGTTTATAAACGATGAGGTATTGCGCTATCAAGAAGATGTTATACGAACTAGGTATAATTCCTATCATGATATAAATTCTAGCAAAACAACTACAGAGATTTAATCTGTTGTATAAAAACTACATAAGCCCTGCTTGACAGGGCTTTTGTTTGAGCTTATAATACTAGTATGATAACAGTAGAACATAAAGAGGTACGAGTAGAGTTTGATACTCTAACCCAAGCAATGGATTGGGCGAAAGAATCGGGAGAGTTCGTTACTATTAAAGTCAATGGTATGGAACTTGTAGGCCGTTTTGGCGCAGATAGTGTTGTAGACGGTAAATGCCCAGATGGTGTTGAATATAGTTGGAAGAAACGGAGATTTTGATGGAAAAGTTAATACGCGATGGAAAAGTAGCAGTAATTTACAGTCCGGGATTTGGGGCTGGCTGGTATACTTGGAATAATGTTCACTACGGTGACGAAATGCTTTTTGATCCGGTATTGGCCGCGTATGTCGATGAAGGTAAAATGGATGAAGCATTAACTTACGTTAATATGCGCTTTCCAGAAGCCTACAGAGGCGGTGTTGAGGATCTTGTAGTACATTGGGTTCCGCAAGGAACAGCCTTTCGCATACACGAATATGATGGAAGCGAAAGCATTGAAATTAAAGAAGAAATGGATTGGGTAGTAGCATGAAAATTAAATTTGATAAAGACACTATGCCCGACGAATTATACAATGCCTTGTTACAGCACTTTGTAAATGAAGCTGTTGGACTCGGTGTCGAAGTAAACAAGTTTACCCAGTTTGAAAATTGGGTTATAGAATGTGAAGTAGACGCAAAAGAAAGCGTACATTAAAGGAGGGCATCATTATGCCGTGGATTGAGAATGTAGCGGCTAGTGATGTTTCAATAGGCTTTCATCACGATGCCGGGCCAAACAGTATGCTGATCAGCATTGTTGATCCAGCAAGTTGGCGGCCTACTCCAAAACACCAATTCAAAGAAATTCATAACTTTGAATTTTTGGATGTAGAGGAAAAGGATGAGGTTCTAGAAGAAGAAATGAAGTGCAGTCAAGAACAAGCCAATCAGCTTGTGGCTCTTTTACAACACGCACTTGAAAATCGAATGAATGTTGTTGTTCATTGCTTTGCAGGCATTTGTCGTTCGGGTGCTGTATGCGAAGTGGGTGTAATGCTTGGATTCAGTGATACAGAGCGTTTTAGAAGCCCTAATCTGCTCGTTAAGCATCGTATGATGAAAGCCTTGGGTTGGACCTATGACCCGGACGAAAAGCCCAACATCGACGATTGGCGCACTTTTAGAAGTGTTGACTAATTGAGTTTTTGGTAGTATAATTATAACTTAAACAATGAAAGGAGGCGAATATGCCAAGTGTATTTTTAGTTAGCGACACGCATTTTGGACATGCTGGTGTATGTCGCTTTACACGTAACGATGGTGTTACAAAACTTCGTCCATGGGACAATGCAGATGAAATGGACGAAGCAATGGTTGAGGCGTGGAACGAACGGGTAAAACCCACTGACAAGGTCTATCATTTGGGCGATGTTGTCATCAATCGTAAAGCGTTAAGCATCATGCGCAGACTTAACGGCGACAAAGTTTTAATTCGTGGTAACCACGATATCTTTAAAGATGAGGACTATCGTCAGTACTTTAGAGAACTTAGAGCTTATCACGTTATGAATGGTATGATCCTTAGCCATATTCCTGTTCACGCAGAAAGTCTTGGACGTTTTGGTGTTAATATTCACGGACACTTACATGCAAATCGTGTTAAGAAAGCTCGAGGAGTTGATGCTAGAACTGGTGAAGTACTATACAGCGATGAAAACGATGTTCGTTATCATTGCGTTTGCGTAGAACAAACCCCTGATTTTGCTCCTATTTTGTTTGAAGATGTCATTAAGAACATCGAAGCAGAGGGCGGAAGTGTAGGATTTAAGAACGGAAATGGCCCTACTATGTAATAATAGTAGTGGTTAAATAGGGCCTTAGGGCCCTATTTTTTTGACTATGCGTTCTGTTCATTTTAATAAATACACTATAGAATAACGGAGATAGCACGATGTCGCTACGCATAAGAAGAGGAACTGACGCCCAAAGACAAACCCTTACATTTGATCAGGGCGAAATTGTCTATACTAACGATACTAAGAAACTATACGTAGGTGATGGAATCACACAGGGCGGAGTTAATATTCTAGCTACTTCGGCAGGTGTTGGCGTTACTTTTAACGCAACAACACAGGCATTTGATTTCAGTACACAAAATTTAGGAATTACAACCAGCGTAGTAAGCGAAGGATCAAACAAATATTTTACAACACAGCGAGCACAAGATGCGGCTGCTAGCTTGTTTACTTCAGTTGGAAGTCCAACTGGCACAGGTACGATTACCGGTACAGTTGCTACTGGATCAATTACAGTAAGTGTAGCACCTAGTAATATGGTACAAGGTGAGCGTTTTGTTGTATCAGGTACAGGCGGAAATGGCTTGTCAGCTGGTACCTATTACGTAGTAAGTGTAGTTTCAACAACTATTACACTAGCTAGTTCTTTAGCTAACGCAATGGCTGGCACAGCGATTACTAGTCTAACTACTGGCGCAATTACTGGAACAAGTTATTCTGCAGGCGGAACTGATACTGGAATTAATTTTACTTATGATTCAATTAATCATGTAATGAACGTAACTGCTAGCGGTGTCACTAGCATTATTAACGATACTAGCCCTTCATTAGGCGGAAACTTAGCAATCGGAAACTATAATATTACTAGCTCCGGTACAGGAGCTATTAGTATTGCAGGTGGAATAACTACTACTGGTACTATTACTGGCGGAACTGTTACAGGAACAACAGTTAATGCTACTACATTAGGCACAGCGGCGATTGCAGTACCTGATGCAAGTCTTGGATTACAAATTGGTACTAAACTTGGAAACAGTTTCTCAGTAAATTATTATAATGGAACAGCTGGAAGTCCAACATCAGTAGCTACTGGACCAAGCGGCATGGTAGTGTCTATTAAAGGCTATACAGGAACATTATATCAATTTGCAGGTGCAGTAGGTGCTGGTTGGGAAGTAGGTGCAAACCTTTCTGACAGCTCACCAAAATCTT